GTCTATGCTTCTAAGAAGGCCAGACTGGTATTTAAAATCGTCAAGTGCTAAAGGGAGGCCCGAAGGCCGTTTTATAGTACTTGATAATGTAAAACGACCAGAAGGCCGGCGAGTTTTCGGTCCGCCCCATCCTGCACGTAGGAATGGAATTGTGTTTGTTTAGGCAGGTGTTCTCTGCGTCAGAATATACGCTTCTGATTGCGATGCATGGTGCAAGCACCTTCCATCTGGAAAGAATCAATAAAGACTCGATCTCCAAATGAGACTCTAGTTCTGAACTAGGCACAGGGTCTGCTGTGACAGTTCTTGTTGTGTGATGTTTCGGTCTCCTCACTACACTGGGACAATCGTTGCCGCTGGTAGATAATTCAAAGAAGGACAACACAGGAAAAAGTGGAGAGAATAATCAGTTCCGATGCTGAAATAACGCTCCACTGCAAACCCATCAATCGAATTGTTGACTGAATCGTACGGAAATTCCACGACGATATTGTCATAAACTCCACCATCATACAGATTGCCAGTAGCTGCCGGAGCAGACATAGTTCTCTGATCCGTGGTCTGGAATTTGAACGGAGTGTACGATGGCAACGAAACACTGTGACCGTTGGAGGTGTGGGTGTGCGTCAATGACGAACCCGCGCCTGTCGATGTGCTGTTGCGCCAGTAACCTGCCTCAATAATATTGGCATTGGTATTTGGACTCGCGGCATAGCCTGCAGAGTACCCAGGAAACTGGTAGTTGTATCTCGAAATTCGCGATGTGATTGCATTGTTTCCCTTGTGGGGATTGAATGTCCAATGCATTGATCCTCTTTGCGCTAAAAAGCAATTGGCCAACAAGTGCCAAGGTGTTGTCAATGCGAAATTGAATGAAAAATTCGATGCAGGTACAAGAGTTCCTTTTGCAGAATTCCATCCATTTGGGTCATAACCGTAGTACAAGGGAAAGCGAGTTTGGTTGATCTGGAAAGTGCCAACCGTATTGGCTGTTGCAGGTGGGACATACACTGTGTCCAAAAGATTCTTGCGCCTCAACAAAGAGCGCAATGACCTGACAGACTCTCCAAAATTCACCAACTCGCGATGTGATTCTGATCCTCCCGGAACCCCCATGGTCATAGACTCAACCTCTCGCGTTTCTGAATACTCCTCAGACTGCAACGCAAAAGGGGTCAAGTCATAATTTCCCACGGAAGGGTTAGCAAACTCCAAGTTCTCGGCTCCCCGCACGAAAACCTGGATTCCAACACTCGAAGTAGTAGTTGGGCCAGAAAGTGTTGTGAGCACCTTGATTGAAATCATGCCATTGTGAAATGTGTCTGGCAAAGTGACCGCAGGCGACGCACTCGTCGACCACGTAGTATTCTCAATCAATGAGTTGCTGTAGCACCACGGCAGTGCCTGCTGATATGGGATCCGAAATTCAACATCCGTTTCCGCTCCAAGATCCACAATCTTGTTGAACACGTATGGTCCAGTGTCTCCTGTAGTCTGAACCAAAGTCGAGTAAGGGTCGTAGCTAATTCGCACACGACCCTTGTGGAACGGCGTCGCAATGAAGCGAAATCTGAAGATAATATCTCCTCGCCAATTGCGGAACAATGAAGACAACAAACCCATGGGGGTGAAGTCATACACAGAACCGCTAATTGCCCCGAGCTGGGGCGTAACTCGACTCGTGAACAAGGGAGCATCAACTGCCAAAGCACTAGTCCAAGTCGCATTTGTCAAGTACGACTCTCGTTGTGCAAACTTTGTGACAGCCAATTCATCCGTCCCATCCAAACCTGCAATGGCTGGGTCGATTGAAAGCTCATTTTTCGGATCCAGAGCCAACTTCTCAAATGGATATCCTATCTGTGCTGTCGCCAATTGTGGGAAGGGCGAACTTCTGACAGGCATGGAATCCGAGATGACGGGAACATCTGTATAACCAAACAAGGAGGCTATCTTGCTCACTGCTGAAGCACCTATGGAGGTAGCTTTGGCAAATTTTCCAATGATGGGCACGTCTCCCAGCTTGCGGGACGCCGAAGCGATCGCAGAAGCTGGTAGAGACACAGGCCCGACACCATACTCATCAGCCTGAAGAGCTGGAGCTAGCGTGGGACCGGCCAAGACAACGTCCTCCATCCACGCATACACTTGCACCGAAACAGAACTCGAAGATCCGTTGGCGCTAGCGAGAGGATTGTAGATTACCAGCGAGACGATGCCCATGGTATTGAAGTCGTTGATGACACCAACCCGAAGGAATGATCGCTGACAGATGAAAGGGCACGACAGAACGGCTCCCTCACTGTGAGCGGGATCAATCCAGACTCCTGGAAGTTGTGAGATGGGAATCAGTTGGTTGGGCATCGACGAAATGTTTCCACCAAACCCCTTGAAATTGGACAGAGGCTGGTACATTGCTCGCATCGAACCGTACAGGAACGGTGACGCATTGAGCACAAACTTCAACTTCAGAGTGCCACGAATGAACGCATAGTTGTTAATCTTGCGCGCAATGGACACATTGTTGGCGAAATTCGACCAAACCGTGTTGTTCAGCACTTTGAATCCAACGGGATCTGCTTGCGACCAAGTTGTGGACAAAATACGAACTGGGCGTGACAAAAACGAGGCAAGATCCGCTGTTGTCTGAGCATCAGCAAGTTCATAATCCAACGGGGATGCAGACGATCCAACATCAACCCCAGGGTTGGCATCGATAAACCCAGTGGTCTGCTCCTGATCCATTGCCATCTGGGGAACAGTAGGTGCGAGGAGCACCTCTTCGGACTGCAGCATGCATCGGTTGGCCGCACAACATCCGGATTCCACACACTCTGTGGTGTAGTGCATGGTGGTGTCACACTGAGGACAGTGCAACTGGTGGGTGGAGACGGTTTCAGACTCCTTCCGGTTTTGTTTTGTTTTGTTCATTTGATTCGCAAGTTTTTATTAAAATGCAGAGAATAACTCAGTCCCCTGCAAGTGTTTTCGTTTCTGGGGCATCCCTAACCCTCACTCCTAAATAGGCGAACCTCCTGAAAGGTGGATTTACAACGCGCGCGCACTCTTACTCTACAAGAAACTCATAAACATATAACGCACAGATCGCACACGAGGGTAGATTAATTTGGCAGCACGCTGCGCGGGTGCTCTGACTCACACCCAAGTTCGGCACTGATGCCTTCTGACGCTTTCCAAAACCTATCTTTCAATTGCTCCCATGTTGGAGCTCCCTTGTAGGTCAGTTCTTGAGCCAGATCGTTTTCAGCTGCCAGGTTGAGGATCCAGGTACGCTCTTCCTCAAACTTCTTCTTGCCATACCAGAACCACTCATTGATCGCTGAAGACATCACACTTGCCATGTGCAATTCGGGCGATTCAGTATCCGATGGATTGCATATCAAGAGCATCTTGCGGATGGACTCTTCTTCAAGCGGGCATACGATCGCACCAACATCAGCATCCCACCGCCAAGTGCGCTTCAAATAAGACACATCTCGGATGTGGATGAATGGTTTGGACTCACTGTGCTTGTCAGCCATAGTGTACTCCACACCAATCTGAGTCATGGCATTCTGGATAGCTGTGTGATTGAACCACTCAGCTTCCCGTGAAACTCCCATAGCGTTGTCATCGCCATAGGTGAGCAAGTTGACAAACTCCTTGAATCGACGCGCTTTCTCGTATGTGGATCCATCAAATGGGCACAGTGTCACGAATGCAAACCGCATGTACAGAGCGTTGACAATGCAGTTGATGATGACCGTGAAGGGATGGCCCGAAGGGTTGGAGCCCATGAACATGACGAGATCGCCATTGAAGTTGGTGAAGGCGAAGGCTGTGTCTTCCGCAACGCAGTCGATCAGAACGAGTTGTTCCTCAGTCCACCCAGCCCGCTCAAAGATGCACCTGAGAATCCAAAATGCCAGCAAGATGATCAGGGCTTCCATCTTCTTGTCAAACTTGCCATAGTCTCCCGCGACCAATCTGTCCACACCGTGTGCCGTCAAGAACTTGTAGTAGGCTTGCCACTCAAGAGACTGAACGGTGCAACCAGGCGATGCTTCAAAGATGAAGGGATGTTCCTGGATGAGCTTGACGATCGGAAGCATGTACTTGCGCACTACAAAGCTCCAATCGGCTGGTGCAGCGGAGAAGACTCGAACCTTTCCCTCGGCTATCTTGTCCAGTGCTCGGGGCTCATCCTTCAACTGCCCACAGAAGACCGGGGCGACGCGAATGCCTTGGCTGTAGCACTCCTCGATGTACGCGATGCGCTCCATCACTTCTTCGCTGAAGTACATATCACCTTCTTCACCCGAGAGAAACGATTTCTTGGTCTTGTTGTACGGCTCGCCCATAGACGACTTGAAATTCATCTTGTCAATGAACCGCACACCTTGGATACCGTTGATGGTCGCCTTGTTAGACAGTGGCTCAAGATTGTCCAGTGCACCAGCAGGCAACAAGCTCAGAATGTCATCAAGATAGGCACGTGCCACGTCCTTCATGAGACTAGGACTCAGTGCTCCGAACTTCTTCTTCGTAGAGTCCAATAATGCCAGTCGCCATGGCCTCCAATCGCGAAGATCAGGAGATCCAAACTTCAACTCCCAATCCCGTTCCTTGGCGATCTTCTCGCTCAGCAAAGTTCGGCGGACCTTGGAGCGCGAAGTAGCCTGAAATCCATCAAAGCTTCCATAACAGGCAATCGTGCCGTCTTTCAGCCAGCGAAGTGGTGA